ACCCCAATAGAGGCCCAAATAGATAAAGAAGAAATTTTAGGATCTGAGGATAACCCAGATGTTATAACAATAGTTTTTCAAAAATAGAAATCAAATAAACATGAGCGTACACGTAGACACAACCCACTGGGTTAAGGGTAAAAACTATCCTGAATGGATGGATCAAATAGGATTAGATATAGTTTCAAATGGGTATCTTTTGTCTGAAGAAGATGTGTTTAAAGCTTTCCTAAGGGTAAGTAAAGCATCAGCTCGCAGATTAAAACGTAAAGATTTACAACCTTTATTTTACGAAGCATTAGTAAAAAATTGGTTGTGTTTAGCATCTCCTGTATTATCTAATATGGGTACAGAAAGAGGAATGCCTATCTCATGTTTTGGAATTGATGTAGAAGATTCAATTGAGGGAATTGCAGGTTCTAATTCAGAATTAATGAGATTAACTTCACAAGGTGGTGGAGTAGGTATTGGTTTATCTCGTATTAGAGGTAGAGGTAAACTTATTAAAGACAATGGTACTTCTGAAGGTATTGTACCATGGGCTAAAATGTTTGATTCAACTATTTTAGCTACTAATCAAGGTTCAGTAAGAAGAGGAGCAGCTTCAGTAAATCTATCAATTAATCACCCAGATATTGAAGAATTCTTAGGAATTAGAAGACCTAAAGGTGATGTTAACAGACAGTGTTTAAATTTACACCAATGTGTTTCTATTGATGATGCTTTTATGGATAGACTTGAAGAAAGAGATCCAAAAGCTTTAAAACTATGGGGTGAAATTCTAAAAACACGTTTAGAGACAGGTGAGCCTTACATCATGTATGAAGATAATGTTAATAATGCTAATCCTCAAGCATATAAAAATAATAATCTTAAAGTAACAATGACGAACATTTGTTCTGAGATTGCACTTTATACAGATGAATTACATTCATTTATTTGTTGTTTATCTTCATTAAATTTAGCTCGTTGGGATGAATGGAAAGATTATAAGTTTGAAAACGGAATGACCTTACCTGAAGTATCTACGTGGTTTTTAGAAGGAGCATTACAAGAATTTATTGACCGTGCTAAAAATATTAAATTCTTTGAAAATACAGTAAGATCTGCTACTAAAGGTAGAGCAATTGGTTTAGGAGTATTAGGATGGCATACCTTCCTACAATCTAAAAACTTACCATTTACTGGAATACCAGCAGACACTTACACTAGAATGATGTTTTCATTTATTGAAGAAGGAACATTAAAAGCCTCTAAAGAACAAGCAGAACTTTATGGAGAACCAGAATGGTGTAGAGGAACAGGATTAAGACATTCACATCATTTAGCTATTGCACCAACAGTATCAAATGCTCACATCTCAGGTGGTGTTTCACCATCAGTTGAACCAATTCCTGCTAATGTTTATAATTTAAAAACAGCAAAAGGTGTTTTTATTAAGAAAAATAGAATATTAGAAAAAGTATTAGCTGCTAAAGGATATAATATTGATAGTATTTGGGATCAAATTCTAAAAGATAAAGGATCTGTATTAGGTTTACCTGATTATATTTTATCTCCTGAAGAAAAAGAAATATTCTTAACATTTAAAGAGATTAATCAATTAGAATTAGTAAGACAAAACGGAATTAGACAAAAATATGTTGACCAAGCAATGTCTTTAAATCTTTCATTTGATCCAAATGATACTCCTAAATTTATTAGTGCAGTACACAAAGAAGCCCACAAATTAGGTATTAAAACTCTATATTATCTTCGTACTGAATCAGTACTTAGAGGAGATAATTTACAACGAACTAATGAGAGTTGTGTATCATGTGAAGGATAAAAAAATCTACTATTTTTTAAAAGAAAGCCCCTCAATGTAGGGGCTTTTAATATTTATACCAAAATACATTTAGGTTTCATTAATCATAAAAAAGGTATATTATGAAATCAAGTAATTATTATAAACCAACTCCTAATAAATGGAGAAAGTTAGGCGATACTTTATTAGCAGTAAGCACAACTATTACAGGATATTCTCTTTATGCAGATCTTAAATGGATAGCAGGAGTAGCCTTAGCTTTAGGAGTATTAGGAAAATTCTTAACTAATTTCTTTACAGACGATACACCATGAGTTTAAAAGCATTACAAGAAAAGATCGGAACAACACCAGATGGTGCTTTTGGTCCTGGTACAATAAAAAAGGCAATGGAGTTCTTCAAACTTACCCCAGTAAGAGCTGCACACTTCTTTGCTCAAACATCACATGAGACAGGAGAGTTCAAACTATTTACAGAGAACCTAAACTATTCATCAAAAGGACTAGTTACTACATTTGGAAAATATTTCATAAACGAGGCAACAGCTAAACCCTTTGAAAGAAATCCAGAAAAGATTGCCAATAGAGTATATGCAGGGAGAATGGGAAATGGTATATCAACTTCAGGAGATGGGTATAAGTTCAGAGGAAGAGGAGCTCTTCAATTGACAGGTAAAGAAAACTACGAAGCTTTTTCTGATTACTTAAAAAAACCAGAGATAATGACAAATCCAGAGTTAGTAGCAACTACTTATTCATTTGAATCAGCAATGTTCTTTTTCGATAAAAATAAATTATGGTCTATATGTGACCAGGGAGTAAATGATGCGTCAATAAAAGCTCTTACAAAAAAGATTAACGGTGGTTTCCACGGCCTAGCTGATCGCTCAGACAAAACTAAAAAGTATTATGAATACGTTACATAAAGATATGAAGACATCACTATTAATTACATTATCATTGACAACAGCATTCGCATTCATAGGTACGTACTTTTTACACCTAACAGCAGATAACATAGATCAATTCCTTTCAGTGGGGCTAGTAGTCTTTGCAGATGGATTCTTTGGGATCTGGGCAGGAGTAAAGAGAGAAGGATTCCAAACTAGAAAGGCACTTAGTGTGTTAAAGACTTTTGGTTTCTGGACTATAATGCTTGCAGCTATTCTTTCAATAGAAAAAGGATTTACTGGAACAGCTTGGTTAAGTGAAACTATTATGGCTCCATTTTTAGTCTTCCAATTAATTTCTATTCTAAAAAATGCTTCAATGGTAGGAGTAGTTAAGAATGAATTAGTTACACAAATTTTAGATAAACTAGATAATCATAAAGGAAACAGAGATGTTACAGAATAAACAAAGCATATTACTAATCATCGTATTAGTATTAGTAGGTTACAATATTTTTACTACAAATAGTATTAGAACAGATGTAAAGGGTTATAAAACCACAATCGACTCAATTCAAACTAAAATAGATTCAGCTAAAGTAGTAAACGTAAAGATCGATACTAAAATTGACTCAGTAAAACAAAACATAGTTACTATTTCAAAAGAAATACATCACATAGACAACACAATAACAATCGTAAAAAATCAAACAAATGAAAAAGCTACTAGTGTTGGTAAGTTTTCTAATGTTGAGCTTGAGCAGTTTTTCTCAAGCAGATACAACAAAAATTTTACTACCAACTAAAATTGCTCGACAAGTTGCACAAGACCTTATTAGGTATGATGGTTGCAAACAAGAATTAAGACTCACACAAGACAAAGTGTATAAGTTAGAGGGAAGAGAAATACAGAAAGATACTATTATTAAACTTCTACAAGAAAAAGATGAAACTAATAAGTACATCATCCACCAACACGAACTTCAAATTGGTCAGTACGAGCACATGACTTACGACCTACAAACTGAACTAAAAGGTCAAAGAACAAAGACCTTTCTGTGGAAAGTAGGGACGTTTGTAGGGATAGCCACATCAGGATATCTCTTTATAAAATAAAATGGGGAAAGTAATTTAAAAATTTCCTTAAATATGTTTGGCTCCTACAGGGAGCCTTTGTATATTTACGTATTAAAATAAAAGTTATGATATATTCTCCGTCCTTGACCGAAGCCCAATTACAAAAACAATTCTCCAAACTTAGAAAACTAAATTACAACAGATTTTTCTGGTGGAGAATGTATGACAATCCCAATAAACCATTACACGTTTATACTCCGTTATTAGACAGGATAAAAAACGGTGATTTTGACTATTCCCACTTTGGTTACCAAGCTATGTGGTGTGAACACGAAATGAACAAATTATACGTGAGTATTGGTTCTGATGATATGGGACGTTATGTTGAAGAATCTTCATTACTACGTACAAGACGTAAACGTTTATTAGAAGATTACAACAAAGACGAGAAAGACAAATTAGCTAATCTTACCAAAGAATTATCTATTAACTTCAAATTATCTAGAGAAGAAGTAAAAAATTACATGGAAGAATTTGGAGGTACATTAGAGGAGTTGTACATTTCATTAAAAGAAAAATACCCATATAACGAATATTATTTACCAAAATTCTTATTAAAAAGACCGCATTTATGAAGATTTCACATGAATTACCTTTAAGTCTATTAGAACATAGTTTAGACTGGAATGATTACGAGTATTGCTTACCACATTTAATAGACAAATTTCCTGCCTATAGACAATTTTTCCTAGATTCTAGTGAAAGAGACCGTTTTATTATCATGGATAATGGATTATTTGAAGGAGTAGTACATACTACCCAAGATTTATTAGAAAAAATTGACCTAATCCAACCAAATATTTTTATTGTACCAGATGAATGGAATGATAGAGATATGACAGCTAAAAACGCTAAACATTGGACTCAGTACAAATTACCATTCAAAACCAAATTAATGGTAGTATTACAAGGGAAAACTATAAATGAAATTCATACTCTATATCAACAATGTGTAGATTTAGGTTATACCCATTTTGCATTTAACCATTCCTCTATTGTTTATCAAGAATTAGGTGGGTCAGAAAATACATTAGCTAATCAATCTGTTGGAAGAGTATTATTAATTGAGTATCTTATAACTCAAAAGTTAATTAAAGATCATCACTATATCCATTTATTAGGAGCTTCAACCCCACAAGAATTTACTTATTACAGAGATCTTCAACCAAATTTAATTAATTCAGTTGATACTTCAAACCCAATTATAGCAGGGGCTTTAAGTACAAGATACACGGATATAGGTTTATTGGAAAAACCATTAAATAAAATTGAAGAATTTATGGAAGCTAATTTAGAAGATAGATTAGAAGATATTAAATTCAATGTAAGTAAATTTAAAGAATTTTGTAACAAATGATAAAATATAGATTAGCACAATTTGTAAATCCAATATTAAGAATATTTGGGTACAGCTTTCAAAGAATGGCTCAGTTTACTGATGATTTCGAAATAATTTATCATCCTTGGAAATTAGAAAAACTAAAAAAATGAGTGAAGTTATAAATCACATTTGTGGTACATGTGGGGAAAATCATCCTCACATTTTAAATATCTCTGCATTAGGGGTTGGAGTAGCAGGATATCTTACGTATATTAAATCATATTTAAAATCAAAAATAAAGTTATGGAAAAATTAAAAGTTAGACAATTAGTAAAAAACTCAGTAAGTTCAATCTTCACTAAAGAAGATGTAATTAAATTAATTAACAGAGTAGATGTTGAAGAAACATTAATAACAATCAGTGAATTTGATCTTACAAAATTAGACTTATCAGAATTATTTATGGAAGAAAAAAACGAAAAATTACCTTATATGGTGTCACTTTATGACTATTTAGGTAGAGCAGCTGGAAAATCATTAGGTGGAGAAGTATTTCGTACTGCAATGGCTTTAAGAGAAAATATAGAAGAAAAAGCAATCTCGAATCCTGCTTATACAGGAAATGTTCATCTTTATAGAAGAGAATTCTTAGATGAATATTTTAAAAAGAAAGTATACGAAGGAGAAGTAGAACCTTCTTTAGGAGATCGTCAAGATTATAGTTTATAATAAAAGGATTTGCCTATATCCTATTAATACCTGGCACAAACTAAATAATTAAATTATGTCTAAAAAACATGTTGTAATATCCTTAAGTGGAGGAATGGACAGTAGCACATTATTGCTTAGATGTCTAAAAGAGTATGATAGTGTAACAGCTATTTCATTTGATTATGGTCAAAAACACAGAGTAGAGCTAGAGAGAGCTCAATCACTAGTAAAGTATATTAATACATCTGAACTAACTACAGGAAAAGAATGGGAATATATTCCTGTTAATTACCGCCAAATCAAAATAGACGGATTAGCTGGTCTATTAGATTCAGCTTTGGTAACAGGAGGTAAAGAAGTACCAGAAGGTCATTACGAGTCTGATAATATGAAAGAAACAGTTGTTCCTAACAGAAATAAAATATTTGCTTCTATTACTCAAGCAGTAGCTTTATCAGTTGCAAATCGTACAGGAGAGACTTGTGATATTGCTTTAGGTATTCACGCAGGTGATCATGCTATCTATCCAGATTGTCGTCAAGAATTTAGAGATGCAGATGATGCTGCTTTTAGAATTGGAAATTGGGATGCAGAAAGAGTAAATTACTTTTCACCTTATCTTCAAGGAGATAAGTTTGATATCTTAAAAGACGGAGAAGTATTATGTAAAGAGTTAGGATTAGATTTTGATGAAGTATATAAAAGAACAAATACATCATATAAACCGATTTTTATACCATATGAAACTCATGCTTTTAAAGGAGGTAAATGGTATTCAGATTATAAATCAGCTTCATCAGTTGAACGTATTGAAGCATTTATTAAATTAGGAAGAAAAGATCCAGTTGCTTATGCAGATGAAACAGGACCAGTTGATTATGAAATAGCAAGAGCTGCTGTGGAAAAAGTATTAAAAACACATAATAAATGATACAAATAATAGGATTATTAGTAGGAATAGTTTGGATATTAATGGAAGTAGTTCATTATTATCAGGGAGAAGTATTGATAGCACCAATAAAAGGACTAATGTTTGGGGCTTTATATAACAATGACGAAGGACCAGAGGATATTGAACATACTATCCAAATATTATTATTTATTTTTTCTTTTAATTTTATTTGGTATACAAAAAATTAACATTATGAACGAAACAACAACAGACCTATCAGGATTATTTTCATCAGGGTTAGTAGCATCAGGAACAGGTACAGTATCAAACTTATATTCAAGTACCCCAGGCACTGTATACTCAGGAACGCCTAGTAGTATAACAACCACTACAGCAGGAGACGGAATAACCTTATTAGCAAACGCATCAATTCATTACGCACCAATACATACAAATAAAATGACACCAAAACAAGTAAACGTAGCAGTATTCACAATCACAAGAGATGTAGATACAAATGAAATCAATTCAACTAAATTTTTAAAAGAATTATGGATTGAGCAAAAAAATGGAACATCAATTGATTTACTAGTTGCAAAACAATTAGGAAATGATTTTGATCCAGAAACAACTGTTATTAAAGTTCTTTCTACAGTAAGTTTCTAACAAAAAGTTTGGATACTTAAAAAGTATTTCGTATATTAAAGTATAATAAATAAATAAAAACAAAAATGAAAAAAGTATTTTTAGCATTAGCCTTAGTGGCTTTAGTAGTAGTAAGTTGTAAAAAAGTTGAAGCACCAGCAAGACTAACAACAGTAGACACAACTTCAGTACAAGTTGATTCAGTAAGTGTAGATACCACAGCGGTAGACACTACAACTGTAAAATAAGTACATGTTTTAATTACCAATGCTTGCTGTTAGGCTATGTAATATAACGAAAAAGGGTTTATATTACGACAGCAAACCAGAAACCCTGCTCTTGTACAAGCCCCGTAACTGATAACTCGGAAGGCTACAAGAAAGACCCAGATTGGTAAGGAAGTTAGGTGGTGGAATTGGAAGACACAAAAAAACTGCACTGAGGTTAAGCGATCCTCACGTTAATAAAAAAATTGATCAACGCAGGAGTGCGGATGCGGTGCGGGTTCGAGTCCCGTCCTAACTACAAATTAAAGATTACCGTTCTTTGAATTTAAAAATAAAATTATGGAAACACTAGTAACATTTGGTCTAGGTGCAGGTGCAGTTCTTATTATATTAGGAATTATGGCAGTGGTTAGGTTAGTAAAACAAGTAAAAGAATTAGCAGAGGCTGTATCAGTTTTAGAATTAGAAGCAAGCCAAAATAATGAAATGCTCAATCGTAGGATTGATCAAGAGATCGACAGAGTAGATCAAATTACAAACAATATCTACTCAGCAATAGATTCCAGACTAGATAAACTGGAGGCAAAGATTACAAATAACAAACAAGTATTAAAAGGATAAATTAATAAAAGAACGGTAATTCTTATATTTATATTATAAAACACCTACTACATAACACGGCGCCAAATTAATTGTGACATGTACTGTCTGGAAGGTCAGGCTAGGTGAATATGAGCTTGATGGGAATGGCGACCGGTGGCATTGCAAACGCCATATAGACAGTTCGATTCTGTCCAGGCTCTCTTTTAAGGTTCGACCCTCTACCAAATGTGTTACACCCACAGATGGACATCGAGAGGGAGCTACCGATTGATAAGTGACCGCACATGCGGTAAAATTGCTCCGGTGGTGAAATTGGTAGACACGCTGGACTTAAAATCCAGTGAACAGCAATATTCGTGCGGGTTCAAGTCCCGCTTGGAGTACAAAAAAATCGTTCGTATAGAAAAGAAGTCTGATCAACTTCGTAGGTTAAGCGATATCCTACTAAATAGGGATTAAGTGGCGGATTGGAGCCGCACCGATCGTAAGGGAGATAACAGGTTCGATTCCTGTCTTAATCACAGCAGTTATCTGATCTAGCACTAGGACGATAACTATCATTGGAGGAAGCTAGTCTCACGAATGATCCTACAGGTTGGTGGATGCCATAAAAAAAAATCCTGTCAGGTAGAGTAGGTATGAACTATTTTCTGGTCAAGCTCTACCAAATTGGCCCTGTCGACTATCGGTTAGGTCGCCAGGTTTTCATCCTGGAAAGTCGGGTTCGACTCCCGGCAGGGCTACAAATTTACACATAGAAAGACAGCAAATAGAATTAAAATTGATTATTCACGCCTTGTTATAGCATTTGCCTATAATGCGACGATTCTAAACACAACAAGAAGTGTTCCGTTGGTTGAGTATAATAAAATACAAGAAGATTTGGCAGGAAGAAATAACCGATCTATTTAAAATGTTTCTTCACATAACTACAACTTTGATTATTCCTATCTTGAAGGATGTGTAAAAATATAGCAGGACCTAGGTATAGGATATGGGTTCCTTAATTGGACAGAAGGACTGGAGTACTAGTCGCCTGCAAGTAAATGGATTATGGTGTAATGGTAACACAACTGTTTTTGGTGCAGTCTTTCTAGGTTCGAGTCCTTGTAATCCAACTTTTAAAATAATTACTAAAAGGCTTGTTTACTCAAGTCTTTTTTTGTATATTAACATTATGAAAAAAAATGTTATAGTAAGAAGAAGAGTTTATTGTGAAGATACCTCAGGTATACTAAAAAGTATTAGATCAGGTAAAAAACACGGAAAAACGGTTGAGATCAACGGTCTACAGTATGAACACATAGGAGATGATATGTTGTATTGTTTAAAAACTTCTCGCATTAAAAAGTTGGAGGAGTAAAATAAAATTCGTATATTTAAGAATAAATAAAAAACAAAAAGTTATGGCACAGTTATTTTTAGGAATTATAGGAGCATCTTTCGCTTTAGGAGGATTATTAGTGGTAGGGGTAATGATAGTTCAGGACATACGTAAGTATGTAAGAAACAGATAGGTTATGAAAGAAATACAACCACAACAAATCTGGAATGAAGAAAAAATGGAAGGAGTAAAGAAATTAATTCAGAAGCAAAAACTTATTGATATGATGGAACAAGATGAGCAATTAGGATTGTATCAAGAAACAAAATGTTATTGTGGTCATACTACAACTTGTGATTGCGGACCTGAAGAACCTAAACAAGAAACCACTCTTGAAGAAGCTGCTAGTAGATTACTATACAGTAAGTATCCTTATCATCCACCACGAGATAGTGGTTATTGGAAAGATATGTTTATACTAGGTGCTAAATGGCAACAAGAAAGAAGTTATAGTGAGGAAGATATGAGAGAGGCTTTTATCGCAGGTGGGAATTCTCAAATAGAAGAAGATGATGCTTATGGTAGTGATTACTTAGAATATATGGAAGAATGGTTTGAAGAATTTAAAAAAAAATAATATATGAAAGATTTTTTTGAAGACAGACCAAAACTAAACCTTTGGGATAAAATATCTCTATGGTGGAAATTTGATGGAAGATATTACCACAAGTTTCTAAAACACGGAATAAAAAATATCATCTATTGGTTTCCAATTATCTGGAAAGATAGAAATTGGGATCATGATTATATCTTTAGAATCGTACAACACAAACTAAAAGCTCAATCCAAATACATTGGAAGCAACGACAGACATACAAGAGCCCAGTACGATGCTCAAAGAATGAATCTATGTATAAACTTAATACAAAAACTCCAGGACAGTTATTACGATCTAGAGTATATGGATTATGCAAAAGATAGATATTGGTTTGAACCATGTGAGGGTAAGGAAGGATATTCAACTTGGGAATCAGAAAATATTTGGGAGGAGTATGATCAGTACTTTAAAAAGTATCCAAACGTTTATAGAAGAGTTATGAATGGTGAAGGATTTGCTCCTATAAAAGGAAGAGAGGATGATAAGCACTTCATAGCAATGAGTATAGGGCATATGAATGTTGAAAGAGCACACAAGTTATTATTTAAAGTATTACAAAAAAACATTAGAAATTGGTGGGACTAATAAAAATATAAGATATGTGGATAGTATATACAACAATAGCAGTAGTAGTAATAGTATTAGGATACTTTTGGGCATCAGCAATAATAAAAACACATGAAAAATATCCTGACTATAAAGGAAGAGGAAATGGTCTCAACTTTGATGATGACATAGATTGGGATGTTACATTAATGGATGGACTAGAAGACAAAAAAGAAAAATTATGATAGCAGGGGTACAGCCAAAGGTATTACTATCTCAAGACGAGGATGGTAATTTACATTTAGATGAAAGATTTGTAGAAATATTTGGAGCAGAATATATGAACTACAAACTAGTAAGAGAAGCAGATGGTCTAACAAAACAATCTGAGGATGTTTGTTGGTTAGAATTTAATGACAACGGTAAGTTCAAATCAAAACATAAGGAAGTAGCAGTAGGAAGAAGTCTTCTAATGTCTCCTTTCAGTCAGTTCTTTACTTGGCAGACAACTAACATAATAAGTATTCTAGAACAAAGAGACGATTATATAAAATTTAATACTGAAAATTCTTGTTACGAATTATTTGTTTTATCAAAATAAATTTCGTATATTTATTTATATAAAAACATACAAGATGAAATACTTATTAGTACTAGTAGGATATGAACTAATACGATCAAAATTTATTTGGTTGTGGTATTATTTAATAAAAAAAGGACAAGGAGAATAAAATGAGAATAACAGTATTATCAGACACACATACAAGACATGGATTAATTCCCCTAACAGATTTACCTGGAGGGGATTTACTACTCCATGCAGGAGATATAATGAACTCAGGATATAATAACAATGATATCCATGATTTCTGTACTTGGTTCCAATCACTAAAGCAATATGAGGATAAATTCTTCATAGCAGGTAATCATGATCGATTGTTTGAACTTGAACCTGAAGTAGTAAAAGGATATTTGAAGGACTATCCAATGATCGATTATCTTCAAGACGAGCAAGCAACAATGTACTTTGATGGTCCAAATGGAGACTTCCCAGAAGATAACATTCGTATTTATGGTTCACCTTGGCAACCAGAATTCTATTCTTGGGCATTTAATCTTCCAAAAAATGGAATTAAATTGGCTGGTAAGTGGGAAGGTATTCCTGACAACACAGACATTCTTATTACTCACGGTCCAGCATTTGGTACTTTGGATACAGTAAAAGGAAGAGAGTGGGATGGTTTAGGATGTGAGTTACTAGCAGAAAGAATTGAGAGACTAAGACCTAAAATTCATGTTTGTGGTCACATTCATTCAGGATATGGTTATGAGTTTAAAAATGGTACACACTTCTTCAATGCATCTGTATTGGATGAGAGATATGAGTACACTCAAAAGCCAATGACGTTTGATTGGGATAAAGAAACAAATACAATAGAATTTGTAAAATAATTGATAAAAGGCTTGCATATGTAAGTCTTTTTTCGTATATTTAAGTATTAGAAACAAATAAAAAAAGGTTATGGAAGAAGTATTATTAGAAAGAGCAACATTTGAATTCTCACAAGAAGGTAACTGCATGTCAGATAGTGATGCAGCTGAATTCTTAACAATTGAATGTGAATCCGATTTAGGTATTGATAGAAATGAAGGATGTTTTTATGTATTAAAAACAGAAAAATGGTCAATTAACGACGAACAAGATTTAAAAAAGTTATTTGATAGAATAAGACAAATAGTAATTAAAAAATAAAAGTTATGTACGCAGCATTAATGACACTTGTTACAGTTGGCCTAATCATGGTCTTTGTTCACACTATTGGTAATTCTCAAAAATAAAAGTTATGTTTAAAAAGTTTTTCAAGTACACACCAACACCACAAGAGCAACAATTCATTGACATAGTTGTTAAACTATTGGAACATCCTAAGACATCTCTAAAGATGACTCCACTCACAGATAAGTACTTTCTTATCAATGAGCAAAAACACTACTATGTACTTCTACAAAACACAGGAGTTCAGTTAACAAACTCAAAGTTCTCTTTTTGTAAGTCACTTCATCCTAAAGCATATGATATAGTCATAAAAAACATCCATGCCCACATTGAAGTAAATAGACAAGCTCTAGAGGATAAGTTATTTATAAATGAAACAAACATGCTGGATACAGTATTAAATAATTTATAAGATGAAAAAATATAACGATTGCAGATTCTTAGCACAAGCTAAAGTAGGAGATAACAAAATAGTATTAGTTCAAGATACCAAAACAAAAAAATACTTCAGCTACTGGGGAGCATCTCAAGAACAATCCAGAATAGAGCATACAACCCCCTCAGGAAGAAAAATATCAGAATCATCTGCTATAAAAAAATTCCTACAGATGGTAGAGGCTTCAAAATATTTAACATTCAGCAGTCTATAGAATGGGATCATACAGTGAAGATAAATACGATGTATGGGAGTGGATCTGTAAAGTGATCGACTCTTGTGAAAATATAAGCCACATTCATACTTGTGAAAGGCTTATAGAGAACTACGGTAACATATACAAAGACAAACAGCTAACTCGATTATTAAGAGGGGATGTAGAGGACAGACTTCTAAAATTAATTAATAAAATAACTGTAAAAGATTAGGTTTATTAAAATAAGTTTCGTATATTTAAGTATAAATAAAAATAAAAGTTATGAGCGGAGGACATTGGGACTACTTACAGTACAGGTTAACAGATGTATCTGAAGATATAGAAAAACTTGTAGAGAAAAATGGTAAAGAAAAGACTAAAGAAGAATTGAAAGAGGAAACTTGGAGAGGCCCTGATTGGTATGAAAAATATCCAGAAGATAACTACCATACTGAATATCCTGAAGAAGTAATCGAAGAGTTTAAAAAAGGAGCTGAGATAATTAAGTTAGCTCAAATCTATATGCAAAGAATGGATTGGCTACTATCAGGAGATGATGGAGAAGAATCATTTATAAAAAGACTAAAACAAGACAAAGAAAAGTTATAAACTAAAAACAAACACAATGAAAAAATTATTATTAGCAACAGCATTACTTATTTCCTTAGCAACAAGTGCTCAAACATTTGTAAAGCGTTACGATCACGTAATCAAGACAGACAGAGTCAACGGCTTAGTAAGTCCTTGGCAACAAACAGACATCACTGTCATATTCAGTGGAAATGAAAAAGGAGATATTATTATCTACACTAACACAGGATTGGTTAATCATGCTGACAGATACACCAAAATTGGTCACATATTACCTGGTAAGGCTAAAGATGGAGCAACTTACAGATATATTCAAACTCGTAATGAGAAACAAGAAAAAATAATCATGCAACTATTTGATGGTAATGGAGTTTTTAGAGTTCACTCCGCAGGATTTACCTTTGAATATCAAGAACCAATTAATTAATTATGGGACTTTATACACTAGGTGCATTCATAGCTGCATCATGGATCTTTATAATATACGGAGTATTAACTTGTCCAGAAATAAAAGATGGAATTAATTGAAGATGAATTATGGGATCATTATAGTGGTCTACCAAATCCAATGTGGTATCAACATATAGCAGAAACAGATGAGAAAGAAGATACAAATGATAGTAACGATACTTCAATTACTACTGAATAAAATAAAACGTAAAAGAAAGAGTATATGGGACTTATAAATAAACTAGATCTAGATTACCAAGCACTTCTACAAGACATTCTTGACAACGGAGTACAGAAAAAAGACAGAACAGGTACAGGAACAATCTCAGTATTCGGAAGACAAATACGTCACAATATGAAAGATGGGTTTCCACTTCTTACTACAAAGAAAATGCCATTTAAAACAATCGTAACAGAACTTCTTTGGTTCCTTCGAGGTGATACCAACATTAAGTATTTGGTTGATAATGGTTGTAACATTTGGAATGGCGATGCTTATAAGAATTTTCTTAATCAACGAGAAGGTAAATTAAGTAGACCACCTTCACAAGAAGAATTCATTAACAAAATCAAAACAGATGAGACATTTGCTAACAAGTGGGGTGAGTTAGGTCCAATTTATGGTAAGCAATGGAGAAAGTGGAAAGGTAAGTTAGTTGACAAGTCAGTAGAGTTTGATGCTCATACAGCTTGGGTACCTGAGCAAGTAGACCAAATCCAAAACCTAATTAACGACCTTAAAACAAACCCAGACTCAAGACGATTAATGGTTAATGCTTGGAATGTTGGAGAATTAGACCAAATGGTTCTTCCACCTTGTCATTATGGATTTCAAGTTTATACAAGAGAGTTGAGTGAGAAAGAACGAATAAACCTTCTTCATACTAAACATGGAAATAAAGGTCATCATATAGAAGCAGGATTTAATATGCTAGACGAATACGATATTCCAACCAGAGCAATCTCTTTAATGTGGAATCAACGTTCAGTAGATACATTCTTAGGTTTACCATTCAACATTGCTTCTTATGGATTGTTATTAGAAATAATAGCAAAAGAAGTTAATATGGTTCCAGATGAACTAATTGGTAACCTTGGAGACGTTCATTTGTATTCAAACCATATTGAACAAGCTAAGGAACAAATTGGAAGAGATCCTTACGACTTACCCATAGTAAGTATCAATACAGAATTCTGGAAGACACAAAGTGGAGAATGTGGAGTAGGTCCATTGGATACTAATTTACAAGGATTTGAAATAAGTGACTTCAAGATATTGAAATACAATTCTTGGAACTCAATCGTAGCACCTTTAAGTAATTAACATATGTGGGACATTGTAGTAATAAAACAAGATGGAGATACTTTCATTGTAATGACTCCCAACGGAGATGTACATTGTATCTCAAAAGAAACCTTTCAAAGTTTTGAAAGAAATGGTAGGGTAAGTTATGACCCTGAACATAAAAAAATGTAAATAAGTTATGAACTTTATAATAGGATTACTTCTAGGAGTAGCAGCACAAGTACTTACCTTCATACAACTTCAGGGACAATTTAAGTACACATGGATGAAAGAGCATCCCCTTACTTTATCACTACTTGGAATACCTCTATCGCTAATGTACCTTGGAACAACCAAGTATATGGTAGCACACTACAATGGTAACTTATGGCCATCCCGTCTTTTAGGATTTGCAATAGGAGCAATAGTATTTACTTTAATGTCTTGGATGTGGTTCAAAGAACCTCTCACAACAAAAACCCTAGTTTGTTTAGCACTAGCAGTTCTTATAATGTTAATCCAATTAATATGGAAATGAAAAAATTAGAAAAATGTCAACACTGCGGTGAAGAAAAAGAAAATTGTTACCACGGATTCATATCAATGTGTCTTCCAATGCCTAAGATGGAAGAAAAGATTGACAAGTGGAATTTAATTGATGCTTATAGTGTCTATGTTGATACTGTTGATAAAATGTGGCTCAAAGCTGGCGTTGGAGATTTAGATGATTTTCTTTACGATAGAATATTGCTTGACGATGGGGAAGTAATAAGACTACTAACACAAGAAGAATTTAACTACACAATTAAACTAGATCCAGAATTTTCAAAAAAATGGTACACTAAGGATTGGTTTAAAAATTTAGAGAGAACAGATCTTACCGAAGAAGAAAGTAAAGAACTTGATGATCTTTGTCTCTATGACCAACTACTAAACACAGTAGGAAGAGGAGTGCAATGTGATGATTGTGGAAGAAAGGAAGCAGAGCTGTATGAAATATATTATCCAAAAAATTTGGAATAATAAAATAAGTTCCGTATATTAAATAAAAACAAACATATGAATAAATTTCAATCAACAAAGATCTTCGATGGATACTCTACAGTATTTCGTCAATGGAGAGCAGATGGAACTCACTGTAAGTTCCTTCATGGTTATGGTATTTCTTTTAAAATAGTCTTTGAAGGAGACTTGGATGAAAGGAACTGGGTATGGGACTTCGGAGGAATGAAAAGC